GAAATATCACATGGCGCAGGCTCTAGCAAATCATATTCTTGCGCAGAGCAAATCGCATCTTGAGGCGGTTAACCTCGAGATAATGACCAATTACGAAAAGGTGCAGATGCTTAAATCCCGCTGGAACGATTTCATGGAATCGACAGGGCAGGTTTTATGGCAGGTACTCGGGTTCTTGCAGGGATTCATGAACCAGCTGGTAACAGGGATATTCACGATTCTGGAATACGGCGCAGGTGCGATCAAGGCTTTCATTCAAGGAATCATGAACGCCCTCAACGGCCTTTTGCAGTTTGCTACGGATTTTTTCCAGTCACTTATGGTTCCGCTGATCAAGTTTTACGAACTTCTGGGAAAACTGCCCGGCAGTGTCGGGGAAACCTACCGGCAGGCGGCGGCCGAGGTTAAGCGGTTTTCCGAATCGCTGGAAGGAAAAACGATTCAGTTCGATGTTGACGGTCTTACGCGGGGCCTTGAGGAAGCAAGGCAGACGTTCAATCTGGCGGCTGAAGAGAGCGCCCGGGAAGCGATGGCGCAGTACGATCTTGTGTTTGCGAAGGTCAAAGACACAGGAGATAAAACAGCCGAGATCCTCAAGAACGCTGCCAAGCAGGTTGGCGAGAGCGCAAAAGACGCAGCGGTTCAGTTCAGCGCCATGGAAGAATTCGCCAAGCAATCAGCGCGAAACATGCAGAATGCTTTTTCGCAATTTTTCTTCAAGGCCTTTACCGGCGAATTAAGGACACTGAATGAGATATTCGTCGATTTCGGAAGAGCCATCTTGCAGATGATATCGAACATATTGGCAAGGCTGCTTCTTATAAAAATGTTTACAGCCATGGCAGGCCCCGGAGGCAAGATATTCGGTGTTGCAATAGGAAGCTTATTTCATGAAGGCGGTATTGTCGGGAAACAGCATAGAGGCTTTATCAGGGCGCATAACGGGCTTGCTCCGGATGAGGTGCCGATTATCGCACAGACAGGTGAAGGTATGCTTTCCCGCAGGGGCATGCAGGCATTGGGCGGTTCGGATAATTTACGCACACTGAACCGAGGCGAACAAGTTGAGAGGGGCGGCATTACGATTAATATCAATCAGGTTATTCAGGCCTGGGATGCGCAGGATGTATGGCGCAACAGAAAAGCGTTGTCGGATGCTATTGCTGACGATATTTACAATAACGGGAAAATACGCTCGGTTATCAGGAGTTACACATGAGCGACTTTAATTATACGCCGGACTTTGCGGTTGATGAGGCGGTTCAATATAAGACGCTTGTTTCTGAGTTCGAAAGCGGCGTCGAACAGCGCAGGCGCAAGTGGCAGAATCCTTTGAGGAAATGGACGTTGAGGTTTGGGCATAGGACACAGTCCGAGATGAACGCTATCCGGGATTTCTTTATGAGCAAATATGGGGCGCTTGCGGCGTTCACCTGGACAAATCCCAATGATTCCGTGGAATATACGGTCAGGTTCGTCGATGATAGTTTCAAGTTCGTTTTAAAGGCGTATCGGATCTACGACTTCGAATTCGATTTTATAGAGGTGAAATAATGCCGAGGAATATCGATTCGACATTCAAAGCGGAGAAGGCCAAGCAGGAAAACCAGCCGATATTTTTATACACAATAGAAGATTACGATGGCGTCAGTGATCTGCATCTTGCCGGGTACGATACAGATATCACTTATAATTCGGTCCTTTATTCAAGGTTTCCCATAGCCCATGAGTTTATAGGCGAGAACAACCAGGGGCAGATCGACCAGGTCAAGGTTAGGCTGGCCAACGTGTCGAGGCTTATTCAGTCGTATCTCGAACAGTATGATTTCAGGGGCAAAAAAGTCATTATCCGTATGGTCTGGGTTAATCAGTTGACCGATCCGGACGCATATATAGACGATGTTTTCTATATCGATAACTATGTGGCAGACCAGAATAATGTCGAGTTTACCTTAACCGGCAAGTTCGACGTCTTAGGAGTGGATTTGCCGTCGCGAAGGTATACCAGAAACTATTGCGCGTGGAAGTTTAAATCAAGCGAGTGCGGATATTCGGGAGGAGAAACATCGTGCAACAAGACACAGCAAAGATGCAAGGAGATAGGGAATTACCCAAGGTTCGGAGCTTTCCCTTCGGTGCCGACAGGACGGATATACATCATGTAGAGAAGCTCATCATTGAGAAGTATCTGGGTATTCCTTATAAGCACAGGGGCCGGGATATGGCTGGCCTGGACTGCTGGGGATTCTTGAAGTTTGTGTATGCAGATTTAGGTTTTAGATTATTCGACATCGAGGACCTGGAATATGGCCAGGCCTGGGGGCTTCGCAATAAGGATTATTTCAAGGAGAATTACGTCAATGACTGGGACAGGGTTGAAGTTCCTGAGGTATTGGACGGAGTCTTATTTTTGAATTCCCGGGAAGTGGCAAATCATGCGGGCGTCGTTTTTAAGGATAGGAAGTTCATGCATTGTTGCCGGGCCGGGGTGATTGTGTCGCGGCTGGATGATGAGTCATGGAAGAAAAGAATCGAAGGCTTTTATAGGTTGAGGAATAAGGCATGGTAACCATACGCAATATCGAAAATCCTTTTAAATTAGATCAGGCACAAATCAAGGAGTTTGATTATTCACGAAGCGAGACCGTCCGTAGTTTGCTGGATAAGTCCGGGTTCGATTATAAGGATAAGCGGGTTATTGTCACCGGCAAGAAAATCAAAGACCTTGATGTTCGGCTTGAGCAGGGAGACGAGATAACTATTATCCCTGAGGTTAAGGCGCCGGTAATAGCTGTTGTTTCTTGGATCGTCTCAGCCGTAGCGGCGTATGCGATAGCTCATCCATTTATATTTGCTTTCTTTGTATTGTCTTTGGGGTATTCGATTTATCAATACATGAACCAGCCGAAGATGGCTGATTTTAATTTAGGATCTGTTGGATTAGATGAAGGCTCGCCCACCTACGGATGGGATGGAGTTCAGACGATACAAGAGGTCGGCGTGCCGGTTGCGGTTGTTTACGGTGAGCATAAAATCGGCGGCAATATCATCAATCAGTTTTTACGGGATGACGGGGATAAACATTATTTGAATGTGCTTTTGGCCTTATGCGAAGGTGAAATCGAGCAAATCGGTGATATCGGAATCAACGACAACTCAATCGATAATTTCGACGGTGTTGACACAGTCAAGCGTTATGGCACGAACGACCAGTCATTGATCGCGGATTTCGAGGATCTACATAATCTTCATACGGTCAATGTAAATCTCTTGAAAGACAATTCTTATGTTTATGAGACGGTCGATTCGGATGTCGAAGGGTTTGAGATTCTTTTAAGGTTGAATAACGGGTTATATCAACAGAGTTCCGGCGGGGGAATAAACAGCTGGAGCGTAACCTATAAGGTGGAATACAAACTGCATACCTCAGGCACTTGGATCAATTTGGGCGAGACGACCATTTCCGACAATTCCCGCTCCTCCGTAAGAAGGACTTTCAGGAAAGCTGGGCTTACTCCCGGCCAGTATGATATTCGGGTGACGAGGACATCCGACGACAGCTCTCTTGATCCCTTAAAACAGGGTGACTTGAGCTGGTATCAATTAGATGAATTAAAAACCGATAGCCTTAATTATCCAAATACAGCCTTATTGGGTCTGAAGCTTTTAGCAACAGACCAGCTTTCCGGAGGCATGCCCAATATCACGACTATCGTCAAAGGCAAGAAAGTTCTCATCCCTAATATCTTGAACGGAGCGACTCCTGTCGATTGGGAAGATTATTATTGGGATGGGGTAAATTACAGGTTGTTGTTGGACGATACATTGCTCTCTTGGGATGGATCCACTTATGTCAAAAAATACTGCGCCAATCCTGTATGGTGCTTGAAAGATTTTATAACGAACGCCCGATATGGATTAGGAGAGTTTATATCCAGCGGGAACTTAGATGTTGTCTCATTATTGGAAATGTCCAGATATTGTGAGGAAAAGATTGGTGATGGAAACGGCGGCTTTGAGAAAAGATTTAGGATGGATGTCGTAATCGATTCCAATACGAAAGCGCTGGACGTTCTGATTCAGTTATGCGCCACGTTCAACGCCATGCCGGTGTATAGCGCGGGCGGGATATCGTTCAAAATCGATAAGCAGTCCAATCCCACGCAGTTATTCAGCATGGGTAATATCATCAAAGATACTTTCGTTCAAAGCTGGAAGACGCTGAAAGAAATCCCCAACGTCCTCGAGATCCAATTTATGGATAAGGATAAAGGATATCGTCAGGAAACGATAGCATATATTGATGAAGACGCCCTGGCGGCCGGGGATCCTATGCGTAAGAGCCAGGTGAGGTTGTTTACGACAAGGGCAAGTTATGCCATTCGCGCAGGCAGATACGCGTTGAAAGTGGCTAAGTATATCAACAGGTCAGTTTCGTTCAAGGCTGGGATAGACGCGGTTGCCTGCCAGGCAGGAGATATTATCTCGGTTTCGCATGACGTGCCGCAGTGGGGCTTCTCGGGCAGGGTTCAAACAGGCTCGACAACCACGCTGGTAAAGCTGGACCGGACGATGGTGATCGAGGATGGCAAGTCTTATAAGATTCAGGTCAGATTTCCCGACGACACGATAGAAGAACGGTCTATAACATCTCCTGCAGGAAGTTATACGCAGGTAGCGTGCACGGCGTTTTCATCCGCGCCCCAGGCATTCGATATATACGCGATTGGAGAAACGAATAAGGTCAAAAAAGATTTCAGGGTCGTGTCTATCCAGAGAGAAGGCAAGGATGAAGTCCAGATATCTGCCCTGGAATATAACGAGAATGTTTACGATGACAGCGATGTAATCATACCGGATAACAATTATTC